CTTAGGCATTTTAGTGAACATGTAGGCTTATCAAAAGGTACTCTTGAAAAAAGAATAGATTTTATGAAGCGACATAATACACTTGATATTTTTGAATATCGTGAAATTGAAAATATCATGTACATAGTTGTAGATGAAGAAATGAAGGGTTTATTAAAAGAATATACACCTTTTATTGTTTCTATAAACAATGATTATTCTCAATATGATATTAAAAAAATTAAAACATTTGCAGATTTTGCAATAGGTTTTTATTAGGAACAAAATGGAAAACTGGATAAATATAAACCAATTTAGAGCTTATCAATGGGAACTAAATTCTAACGAAGAAAAATTATGTTCATATTTTGCTATGAACCATAAGTGGGTTACAAATAAAGTTCGTGATAAAGATGGGGATTATCTTAGTATTGCAATATCTAAACTAATAAAAGAGCTTCCTACAATAGGAAAATGCAAACCTAACTTTTCAAGATCACTAAATAGTTTAACTGTAAAAAATATATTTGAAAAAATAGTAAATGAAGAAAATAAAAAAGAAGTTTTTTATAGATTTAATCCTATCTATCTTCAATGTTGGAAAGATAACAGCAAAATTATTGCATCAAGTATAGAGACAAAAAAACCATTTATAGTTACAGAAGATTTACAAGTATTACAAGAATGTAATAGTTATAAACAAAATAAAATAAGTGTTACAGAAAATATTTTTGATGTTACAGAAATGGAACAAACTGTTACAGAAATGGAACAAACTGTTACAGAAATGAAACCTATCAGTATAAACAATCAAATAAACAATCAAATAAACAATAATCATAATAAAGATGATGATGATAAAATTTCGATAAATTTAAAAAAGGTTGAGTTTGAAAGATTATTAAATTCTTACCCAAATACTATAAATAATACTAAAGAAAAAATAGCAGAAGCACTAGGTGTATATCTTACTTTCTCACAAGTTCAAAGAGCAGATGCCTTTAAAGCAGTACAAAACTATGTATCAACCGAACAAATAAAAACTCACATGACAAACCAAACTACCAAATACATTATGAGCTTATTTACTTTTTTAACTAAAAGCTATACAAAGTTTATATATGGATTACCAAAAAACTTTAATTTTTCAGAAGAATTTGAGCCAAAAAATTTTCAAGTGGGGGCGGCTGATGATAGTGCAATAATTGTTTATGGACAAGAAGATATTGATAAACTAAGTATTTATAGTAAAAAATTTGAATTAATAAAAAATAGATTAAATAGTGAAAATATAAATAGAATAGATGATAAATATGACGACAGCTGGGTCAATGATATGTTTAATAAAATTGAGTTAGATATAATTTTCGTCAAAATGGGGGGATTGAATAATGTAATAAAATATTCTTCAACTCAACTTTCAGAGTCTTTGCTAGATATTTTAAAGGTAGAAAATGAGTAGTTTACCTTTTAATTCATCTATAAATGATACTACTTATCTAATCAATGTAGAAAAATCAGTTATATCTTCAATACTATTTAACTATGACGAAGCAGGAGAAATATTTGAAAATATAAAATATTTTATGTTCTATTCCCCTATTCATCAAGAAATAGTAAAAGTTATGGAAAATCTATTTAATAGTGAATTACCTATTGATGAAAATTTTATTATTTCAAGATGTGATAATAAGTTTAAAACACAAATTGAACAAACACTACTAGATATTATGTCAGTAAATCCAATAACAAATGTATTAGCATATTGTAAAGATATTTTAGAATCATTTAAAAGAAGAGAAATAAGAAAACTATTAGCTAATGTACAAAAAAATTTACTAGAAGAAAATCATAGCTCAGATGATATTCTTGCATTGATAGATACTGAAATAGAAAAAATAGAAAATCTCGAGGTAGGTTCTACAGATGTATTAACTCTAGGAGAGTTAGCAGATAAATTTGATAATGAACCTCCACTTCCCCAAATACCAACAGGAATTCAATGGATAGATAGTCCAAAATGTTTAGATGGAGGATTTGAAGCACCAAATTTTATATTTTTAAGTGGAGAAAAAGAAACAGGAAAAACATATCTTGCAACATCAATATTAGAAAATATGGCTGATATGGGGCATAAAGTTGGTTTTTTCCCTTTAGAGTTTGGAGCTAAAGCATATTGGAAAGGATTGAGAGAAAAATATCCACATAAAGATAATAAAAAAAGATTAAATTGTAGGCAAAATATATATGTTGAAGCTAATGTATTTGACATACTTGATATTAGAAAAAAAATTATAAAGATGCATAAAAAAGGTGTTAGATTTGTTTTTATAGATTCAAAACTAAGACTTACTCATAAAAACTTTAAGGGTGGAACACTTGCTCAAATGCTAAGTGAAGTATTTTCAATACTTGGTACTTTAACTGTGCAGCTAGAAATGGCAATAATGATTGTTGTTCAAATGCCTAAAGAAAATTATGCAAGTGGAAAACTATCTGTTAAAGATTGTGTTGATGCAGACCATGAGGCAAAAGTTTGGATTAACATAAAAGTAGATGAAAAAACAGGACTTAGAGAAATTACTCTTGGTAAAAATAAGCAGAATTATAAAAGACTTGGGATTAAAGTTAAATTTGACCCTATCAGTCACAACTTTGTAAAAGTTAGAGATTTAATTGAGGAGGAAGAAAGTGAACAAAAAAATAAACCAAAAAAAATAGGAAATAGTGGGAATATACCTATATATGATAGCAGACCACAGGAAGTAGAGTTTATATCTGATGAAAAAGATATTTATGACGATGAAGATAATAAGCTGGATATGCCAGATATTTTATAAAAAAAGGAAAAACTATGAATAGAGAAAATGAAAAAAAAATACATGAAGTAATGCAAAAGAAGATTATAAGCAACAAGTAGATGACTATATTAATTCTCAAGAACAATTAGATGCAGCTGGTATAGATAATAATCCATTTAAGGATTTAATTGCAATTATTGAAAAAAAATATGAAACACATAAACAATGGCTAGAGATATTATATAAAATATCTAAAGAAATAAAAAAGGATTAAATTATGAGTAGTGAAAAAGAATTAGAAAAAGAGATTCAAGATAAAGGTTTAAATGCACCGAGATTAACTCCACAGTTAATTGATAGTGTAATTGTTGATATTGATTACTATATATTCCCAAAAACACAATTAACAGTTTGTTGTTTAACATTAAAAAATGGTTTTACAGTTACTGGTGAAAGTGCTTGTGCAAGTCCAGAGAATTTTAATAAAGAAATTGGTGAGAAAATAGCTTTTGAAAATGCAAGAAATAAAATTTGGGCATTAGAGGGATATTTATTAAAACAAAATTTATATTCAAATAAAAATAAAGAAAGAGAGGGTGAAAAATGAATATAGGACATGTAGTACCCATGACAAATGGAGAGAGTGGAGAGAGCTTTAGAGAGTGGATGCAGCTAATTATTGAGCCAGTTGGAATGGGAAGAATTAGTGCAACAATGGTTGAAAATAAAAATCATAGCAAAGATACTGAACCTGATTTTATTATATGGGAAAATATAACAAAGAGAGGAGATAAAGAAAAGTTTGGTGGTAAAACTTTTAAACCTCGTCAAATTGGGGGAGTATGGAGAAGGGTTGCAAGTGGTTCAGGATTAAATTTTTTAGCTGCATCAATTGATACTCCTTTGCTATATGGTGGGAAATTAAACTTTTCATTATTTGAAACAAAAGTACCAGACGGACAAAATCCAGAAGATTATTTTTGGACTTATGATGCTGTATGGCAACCATTTAAAAAAGAGAATAATAGCAATAGTAGATATTCTCAAGCAAGTGATTATGCAGAACCTACAACATATACACCTAATCCAAATGGCGGAACAATACCAGTTTATAATGAGTCTGATGCATGGGAACATAGTTAAAAGGATATATTATGACAAAACAAGAGTTAGCAAGTAGATTAGAAATCGATGAAAATAAATTAAATGAGATTCTAAAAAGTTGTGCATATACTGAAATTAAAAATTTTAATGCAGTCCATGAAAATGTAATTAGAAGCTTTATAAAAAGAGCAAATGTAATTAGAAGCTTTATAAAAAGAGCAAATGTAATTAGAAGCTTTATAAAAAGAGCAAATGTAAAAATATATCCAGCTATTGAAGATGATAGAGAAAAGAAACAAGAACCTATGATAGTAAATGATGAAATTGAAAATATAGAAGTTGTAACAGTTCCTCGCAAAGAACTAATAGAACTTATATCAAGAGCATATCATAAAGGCATAGAAAAAGGCAGAACACTTTTTAATATAGCTGACAAAGATAGACTTGATGCAATATTTGAAGAAGCAATAATGAGCAAAGAAGTGTAACAATGCAACAACATGAGATTTTAGATAAAATTGGTGAAGCACGAAAACAACTACTAAAAAAGAAACAAGAACCTATTAAAATTGAAGCTGCTAAAAAAGATTTATTATACTATGCTAGATGGATGTTTGAAGAGTTCTACGAAGTAGAGTTTTTAGAAAGTTGGTATCATGAGCTTTTATGTAAAGTTCTCATGGCTGTTTATGAGGGTAGGATAAAAAGGCTTATTATAAATATTCCACCCTCTTATGGAAAAACAGAGTTCGCAGTTAAGCTTTTCATATCATGGGTTCTTGGTAAAAATTCTAATTATAGATTTATATATGCTTCATATAGTGATGATTTAGCAACAAAAACACCTGCAAATACAAAACAAATGATTTTAAGTGAACCATATAAAAAAGTATTTGGAGAAAAAAGATTTAATAAAAAAGCTGACCAACATTGGTATTTAGATAAGAATGGCATGGAAGATGGGGGAATGTTCTCAACAACTATTGCAGGTGGAGTAACAGGATTTCACTCGGATATATTAATAGTGGATGATCCGATGAAGGCTATTGAAAAAAACCAAAGAGCAGCAAGAAAAGCAACTATTGATTTTTATACAGGTACAGCAAAAACAAGGCTTAGAAAATCAAATCCAAATGCAGCAATAATTCTTATTATGCAAAGACTACATGAAGAAGATTTAGTTGGATATTTATTAGACCCCGAAAATGGTGAAAGTGAATATTGGACGCATATAAGCTTAACAGGTATTGAGAAAAAAAAGAAAGTTTATAAATTTGAAGATTTTAAGTATATAAGACCTGCTAATGAACCACTTAATCCTCACTTTGAAGGTGTTGAAGCTTTAAAAGAGCAAGAAAAATCAATGAAAGAAGATTGGTATTCTCAATATATGCAAGACCCAACAACTGTTGAAACAGAATATATTGATGATAATGATTTTGATGTAATTGCACAATGGCAAATACCCGATGAAAATATGGCTATTTTTATTGACCCTGCACAAAGTATAAAAGAAACAGCAGATAACAGAGCAATAGGAGTAATTGGAGCAAGTTTAAATGAAAAGAAAATAGCACTATATACAGTTCATGATGTATGGTTTGGTAAATGGACTAATAAAATATTTGTTAGAGAGATTATTAATGCAATGATTACATATCCTAAAATTCCAGTTTACATAGAAGATGCAGGAGGTGGAATTCTTACTCATCAAAATCTTATAGAAGAATTAGCAATAGTAAATCAAGAATTAAAAGAACTAGGAAAAGAACTAATAAGTGCAAGTAGAATACATCTTTTTACCCCTGCTAAAAAAGTTTCTAAAAATCAAAAGTTAGACTATACAACTGCTTATTGGAAAAATCATCAAATACGATTTAGAGTTGGTGCAAATGGTGTAGAGCAAGTAAAAAAAGAGTGTAAAGCTTTTCACCCTGATAAAGATTCCAAAGAAGATGATTGTTTTGAAGTTGTAGCAAATGGTGTAGTTCTTGACAAATTAAAACCAAAACCAATAACGATAAAACAAAAAAATAATAACCCTATTAGAGTTGCTAAAAGTGATTTTCCAAAGAATCAACGAGGCGGGTGGAAATTTTAAAGATACTAAAAGTGCAATAAAACTACCTTTTTTAAATATTTTTATTTCATAAAATAGATAAAAAATTTAGGAGAATAGTAGTTGAGAAATATTATTGCAAATGCAAGTGATTTTAACTTATCAAATGGTGATAAAGTAAATATAACTCTTTGTAATAAAATAGGTCAAGAACTAACAACTACATATAAAAATAAATTAATAAGCTTTAAAGAAGAAATTGAAATTAAAGAAAATAAACTAGAAGTTTCATTATATGAAAATGACTTGCTATCTGTAGATAGTTTTTATGAAATAGAAATAAATAAAATAAAATTTAGATTTAAACTAAATCAAGACAAAAACCAATTAGCACATGAACTTACATCACTATTACAACTTGGTTCAAATGATGAAGTAGCATATATCAGTAATGGTAATTTAGTATTTGAAAATGATTTTATAGAAAAAATAGAATTAAAATTTACAAATAAAGAGCCATACTTTACTGAAAATCAAGAAAGAGTTTTTAATTTTTTAATTTTTTATGCCGATTACATACATGATAAAGAAATGACTATTGATTTAGAAAAACTTTTAGACCAGAAATTAGGAAATATATAATGGAAGAAATTAAAAATAGTTTTATTACAAATGTAAATATACTTGCAAGTATATCGCCAACACTTGAAAACATAGGAAAAAATATTGTAGAGCTAAAGAATATTAGTGCAAACAATGATACTTATGACAAGATAATTCTTTTAGAAGATGGTATTTTAGCTATTAAAAATAATATATCTAATCTAGTTAATATAACAAATAGTTTGAATGTTATTAATCAAGTTCAATCTAAATTAACAGATATTGAATATATGTCTAAAGCTATGAAAGAATTTAATTATAAATTTGATAGTGCATCAAATCTTGTTTCTAATTTCAGAACTGAACTTGATAAGTTCTTTATGGAAAGTCCTGAAATAAAAAAGATGTATGATGAAATTATTTTAAAGAATAATTCTATTAATAAAAATGCTTTATATGCTTCACAAAGTGCAACATCAGTACAAAGTGCTGTAGCAACAGTAATAGCTGCTCAAAAAGTAATCGAAGAAAAATATGAAGTATATAAAAATGCAATTACTTTTAAATCTTCAATTGAAGCTATAGCTTTAAATATTGAAGAAATAAAAGATGCAATTTCTATTACTAATAAAAATAAATCAGATACAAATGCAAATGTACTGCAAACTACAGAAGATAAAGCAATTATCAAAATCTACAAAGATGAAACTTTAGCTAATAGAAACCAAACATTAACATATAGAGATAGTACATTTAAAGCTATTTCACAAGTGGAAGCAGTTGTAAATCAAATCAATCAACAAACTTCTACAAATAGTAAATTAGCTTTTCAAGTTCATTCTATAGCTACAAGATTAAATATTGAATTTTCTAAAGTTATCACTTCTATAAAAAATATTCAAGAAGAAAAAGAGAATGAGCTTAATATTTTTGCTGATAATTTAACAGAAAAATTGAACTTAGAAATTGCAAACGCAAAAACAGTAGTTTCTAAAGATGTAGTAACCTCACAAAAAATAGTTTCTGAAATAACTCAAAGTTTATCTTTACTTTCAGATTCAAAAAATCGTGAAAATAAAAATGAAATTAGATTTAAAAATAGTGAGCTAATTTCACTATTAGCAGTTTCAAAGATGATGATTGAAAATAAGTTAATTAGTGATGCTTCTCAAAATCAAATCTTAGAATTTGAAACTAAATTAAAAGGGTATGAACATGAAAAAATTAAATCTTTACTAGACAAAATTACAAACAACAAAAGAGTTGAGTTGTTGGTAGCCAAAGGGCTATTAACAGATATTAAATTACAAAATTTATAATAAGGAAAAAACATGGCAGTAACTAACGAAGAGTTAAAAGCTCAGTTAAATACAATTGACTCAAAAGTCGTAGAAGGTAATAACTTTGTACAGTCAATTTATGATGCAAATATTAATATGGTTTCATCTATAGCAAAAGATGTAGTTTTAAGTGATGGTAGTGTTGTACCAAATTTGAAAAAAAGATTAGATGTTTTTGAAACTGAAAAAAACTACGCTTTATCTGCTATTGATAACACAGAGTTATCAAGATTAAGTACAGAAGTTGCTTTATTAGGAAGTGCAACTTATAGTGCATATAGACCAATGTCAATTGGTACAGCTGGATATGCAGGTTTTGGTATTGGTGATATTGATGTTGCAGTACCTGGTATGACAAGAAAAATGGTGGGTAACTATATTGATGCTACAGGTTCATGGATGGTATTCTTCCCTATTGCTAAAATGAGAATAGGAAATAGTGCATCTGCAAAATATGCAACTTATGGAGCTAATACTGTTGAAATTGCTGATTTAACAGCAGCAGAAAAAACAGCAAAACTAGGTATCTCTTATACTGCTAAAACAGATTTAGACTTAGGTAATGGTTGGTTTATTCCTCCTTGTTTCGTTGATGGTGGAAAAATCTTAAAAGGTGTTTGGATTGATAAGTATTTCGGTGGATTTGAAAGCGGTATCTTAAAATCTAAAAAAGGATTAGAGCCTGTTCATACAGATAATAATGCTGGATATGGTCCAAGATTTAGTGATATTTTAGTTGCAGGCGTAAGTGCTGGTGCAAATAGATATGATACTGCATACAATGTAGTAAAAAGTAGAGGTACTGACTATGCTGTTCCTTCTAACCAATTCTATTCATACATCAATTTACTTGTTCAATGTCAAATGCAAAACGCAACATCATCTTTAGAGTGTGCATGGATTTCAGTTGATCCAAAACAACCAAAAGGAAACAATGCTTATCTAAGAGATGTAAATGATGCAAGTGTTAAATATAACCAAGCAGCTTCTTTAAACTCTGGTAAATCAACAACAGGTGCAGTAACTAACTTTGAAAGAACTACACATGATGGTTCTATTTTAGGAGTTGCAGATATCAATGGTGGATTATGGGAAATTGCAAGCGGATTTACAAGAACTTCTGCAAATGGATTTTTAACAATCAAAAAATCACTTGCTCTAAAAGATTTAACATCAACTACTGCATTTGATGTTGCAAACTTTGATGCTATGAATATAGCAGATGTTGTTGCAGGAAATGACGGTTGGACTTACTTTGGTAATGGTGCTAATGCAGTATTTGAAAATACAGTTGCAAGTGATAGAACTTTCAATGGTATCCCTTTAGCAACAGGTGTAAGTGCAGGTGGTTTAAACCAATGGGGTGGTGATGGTATCTATAGATATTTAGCTGATGGAATGGTGCCTGTTCGTGGCGGTGGTTGGGGTGATGCGTCTGGTGCTGGTGTCGGGGCGCTGACTTTGGGCAATGTTCGTTCTGACAGCTACGACTCTGTTGGTGTGCGAGCCTTTAAATGTCAGTATGTGTAAGACCTACGATAGTAGGTCTTGATGTCTTCTGAATATTTATTGATAGAGAGAAAGACTAAAAATCTTATCTCTTATGTGAATATTTATACTAAACATTTTCCCAAACATGAGAAATTTGTTTTAGCAGAAAATATAAGAATAAAATCTTATGAACTTCTTGAGATAGTAGTAACTATAAACAAAAAGATTCATAAGAAAACAGATATTTCAAATCTTAATGTTAAGCATGAAGTTTTAAGACAAATGGTAAATATATCTTTTGAGCTGGGTTATTCCACTCAAAAGAGTTATCACCATCTTAGTTTACTTATTGATGAGATAGGTAAAATGATAGGAGCATGGATAAAACTTTTAGATTAGATTCAATGGGTAAAAATTGAAGATGAGTGTGCCTATTCGTGGCGGTAATTGGAATAATGCGTCTAATGCTGGTGTCGGGGCTATGAATTTGAACAATGTTCGTTCTAACAGCAACAACAATGTTGGTGTGCGAGACTTAGTAGAAGATTTTGTTTGAGAGCTTTATATATTTATAAAGATGTATTCTATTAAGGGATTTTTATCCATGGTGTAAACCAAAAATATTTTATCTCAAGTTTTTGTAGTAGCAAGTGCGAAACTCAAACTTCAGGAACAAAATGAAACGAGCGGGAAACTTATTTATGAGTTGGTGCAATATCAATAATTTTTATGAAGCTTTAAAAGAAGTTAGGAAAGGTAAAACTTTACATGATACTTTTATTGCCTTTGAACGAAAAGCACCAATACATATTGAAGAATTAGTAAATGAAATAATATCAGGTACTTATAAACCTATGGCTTATAGAAGCTTCAAGGTTTTTGAACCAAAAGAAAGAATTATATCTGCTCCCCATTTAAGAGATAGAGTAGTTCAACACGCATTAATGAGAGTTATTAAAAATATTATAGATAGTAAATTTATAGCTCAAAATTTTGCTTGTAGAAAAGGTAAAGGAACACATAACTGTTCAAAAACTTTAGTTAAATATCTTCAAGATTTTGAAGAAGGTTATTGTTTAAAAATTGATATCTCAAAATTCTTTTATGAGATAGATAGAAAAATTCTTTTTGCGAAGATTAGCAAGATTATTAAATGTAAGTTTACACTACAGATAATCTATAAATTTATATATGACAATGATGATTACAAAGGTATTCCTATAGGAAATCTTACATCACAGTTATTTGCAAACTTAATGTTGAATGACTTGGATCACTTTGTAAAAAGAACTTTAAAGTGTAAATATTATCTAAGATACATGGATGACATGATTATCGTAGATAACAACAAAGATAAATTACATTATATCTTTAAAGAAATGACGAAACTAATTAAAAATGAAAATCTAAGGTTAAACCCAAAGAGTGGAATTTTTGATTTAAAACAAGGTGTTGATTTTGTTGGCTATAGAACATGGAAGCATAAAAGACTTATCAGAAAACAATCTTTATTTAGAATAAGAAAAAAACTAAAAAAAGGTTTTGATAAGAATAGAGCTGATTCATTTTTAGCCCATGCAAAAGATACTAACTCTTTGCACTATGTGCAAAGCATTATAAATTACTATAAGGATTAGATTATGTTTGTATATGTTAAATATAACGAAATAGATACAGGTGATACAACTTTAACTTTTAGAGAAGTTGGAACAGTAGTAAAAGTGAAAAAAATCACTAAAGGTTTTGCAGTATTAACAGCTGATGAATTAGCTGATATTAATACTTGTATTGATGCACAAGATTCTGCAATTGAAGTTACACAAATCTCTAAAGAGTTATTTGTTGAAGCTACAAAAGATAGTGAAGCAGTAAAAGCAATTGATGCAGCAACTGGAATGAGAATCAGAACTAAATATAGTTTAGATGATGAATTATCAATGAACTATAAAGCTAATGATTCTGCTTCAAAAATTGAGTTCTTGGCATTTAGACAAGAACAAATCAACATCGCTAAAGAACAAAAAGCAGAGTTAGGTTTATAAAATCATGGAGCAACTATTTAAAAAACTTAGCGGTATAGATAAAGATAAGTTGCTTCATAGTTTCTATGGAACATTACTTTTTGTAGTGTTCCTATATTTGCAGTATTCATCATATATTGCTTTTTGGCTAGTTGTGATTATTGCTTTATTAAAAGAGATATATGATGAATATAAATATGGTGGATTTTGTTGGAAAGATATTGGTTTTACAATATTTATTCCTTTTATTTTTATTTTAAAGGAGTTTTTAAATGCCTAAAGTAGTTTATTCAGATAAAGGCTTAGAAGAGTGGCAAGGTGCAATTACTAAATTTCCATTATTCCCATATTTTGGATTAGGTCAATGCAAAATTATTATTAGAACAAAATATTTAAAAGATGAAGGCATCTTGAAGCATGAGCTAAAACATACAGAACAGTATAAGAAAAAATGGAATCATGCTCTTAAATATAAGTTCAACAAAAACTATAGACTTGAATGTGAACTTGAAGCATACAAAGAACAAATCAAAGAGTACAAATATACAAAGATTGAACAATGCTCTTGGATTATTGATGCTCTTGTAAATAAATATAATTTGAATGTACCTGTTGCATTTATTGTTCAAAAAATAAAAGATATATTAGAAGAGGGAACAAATGTTTGATATTGAATATGTAAAAACAATCAGTATTTTTATCATAGGTGTATTTATTAGTTGTATATTTTATTTTGAAAATATTTTATCTACAAAGGAAAACCAATCAAGAAGTTGGTTTGAAATTACTTTACTTGTTTTATTAAACGGATTACTTGGTGGTTTTGTAATGGTATCTATTTACTATGGATTAGAACAATACTATCCAACAATGTTTTTATGGGTAAAAATTGGTATCGCTGGCTCTATTGCAACAATGGGAAAAGATGCTATCAAAGTAGTTCATAAAAGAGTTAAAAACAGAATAGGAGAAGAGAAATGACATCTTTATTGTGGCTTCAAATAATCGCTCCACTCGCCTTGATTTATGGAATAAAATCAAAAATGTGGATAACTGACACTATAGGTTTTGTGATAATTTGTAGTGCAGTTATGTTTTTAGTGTTAGTTAATTTTATTGATGAATGGTTAGATTTTCATATGTTAATTATAAATCTCATAATTATCTTTATTGTGATTTATCATCATTTTCATAAAGTTAGATTTTATTGTCAAATTTTAAAAGAGGAGAGTAACGATGAATTTGTTAAGTAGTATATTTGAACCCTTAGCTAATATTATTAAAGAGCCAATTACTGAATGGCAAAAAAGAAAAACTTTAGAAGTAGAAATACAAGATAAAGATAAAGAAAGACAACATGAACTTAATTTAAGAAAATTTGATGTTGCTAGCGAATTAGCTAAACAAGGTTTACAAGTAGAAGCAGACTGGGATACAAATGCACAGCAAGATATGAAAACAAGTTGGAAAGATGAATATTTAACTATCTTGTTTAGTGTACCGCTTATATTGTCATTTATTCCATCTACGCAAGAAGCAATTTTAAATGGTTTTGAAACATTAAATAAAACACCTGATTGGTACATGATGCTAGTTATGGGAATTGTTGCTGCGGTATTTGGTTTAAGATGGTTAGTTAGTAGAAAAATAAAATAAGGATATTAAAATGATTAGTCCAAAAGATGCAATAGAAATAGGTGTAAAAAAATACTCACATGAATATGAAGATGCAATAACTGTTTTATGGAAACATAATAAACAAATAACTCCAGAGATTGATGTTACATCTTTCTTTATAGCTCAAGCAGTTCAAGAAAGCAGATTTAATCCAACTGCTGTAAGTCCAGCAGGTGCAGTAGGTATTGCTCAATTTATGACACCAACTGCAAAACAAGTAGCAGAAGAGTTAAAAGATAAATTAGCATTATTCAAAGATGGATTTGATAGAGAAAATCCAATACAAAGTATTTGGGCTCAAGTTTACTACATGAATAAATTGTTTAAAGTTTGGGATTTAGGAAGAGTTGAAATTGAAAGATTTAAACTAGCACTTGCATCATACAATGCAGGAACTGGAAATATTCTACAAGCTCAAAAAATTAGCGGAGATAAAAAGTTTTGGAATGAAATTAAACTTTCTCTATCAAGTGTTACAGGTGAAAACAGCAAAGAAACAATTGGTTATGTAGAAAATATTGTTAAATACGCAATTGATGTAGATAAATTTAGAGATAAATAATGCCCATAAGAAGAAACAAATCTAAAGCTGCACTTGCAAAAGTAGCAAATACAACAGCATTGTATGAAGACTTAGCAAGTACAACAGTTGGCGATTTAATACTTAGAGTAGATGCTTTAGAATCTACTCTAATAGAGTCTGAAGATTTACTTTTAGAAATAAGTAATTTAAGAAATGAGCTAAATGCAGCTAAAAATCAAGCATTATCTACACTATTATCAATTCAAAATCTAGCTAATCAAATTAATATTAAAACAATTTCTAATGAAAAAGCAGCACTACAGATAAACAACATTTCAACACGATTAAGTATTGAAATAGCTAACTCTGGAATACAAATATAAAGAAAGGAATAATATGGAAAATATTTTAGAAGATAAATTTTTAACAGATACTATTTCAGTTTATAATAAATTACTTGAAGTAACAGCAACAAATAAATTTTATACAAATACAATTGAAACAATAAATCAATCTTTAGATAATTTATCTATATCAGATGAAAAAAAGAGTGAAATGATAGTTTTGCTAAATACAAATTTAGCTACATCAACTATTTCAAAAACAATGGACCAAGCTACAATCTTATGTGATAAATCAAGCAAAATTACACTTGAAAATAATTTACTTCAAAAGCAAATAGATAATATAGCTAGTGAAATAACAGTACGAGAAGCTCAAAGTGCAAAAGATTTAATCATAAAAGATAAACAAGCTCTTGATATTGCAAAAGGTACAGAACTTAAAGCAACTCAAATTACATCAATGACAAAAGAAGATGTAATCAAAGAAAATCAAAGTGCAAAAGATTTAATCATCAAAGATAAACAAGCTCTAAGATTAGTTTCTGAAATATCTTTATTAGATGCACAAGTAGATGGAGCAGAAGAAAATGTTTTAGACAGACAACAAAAAAGACCTATAGAAGTTGCAAATCTTACAAAACAAGGAACTTTAATTGATGGTCAAGTTTCTAAATTAACAGAGGATAAATTATATGTTATCGCTCAAAAGACATCAATGTTAGAGCAAGTAGGACACAATAAGATTATTAAAGCAATGGATAGTATGGGAGATATGATAGGAACTCTTGGAGCGGGTGGATTAGTTCCAAACTCTACAATGTTTGGGGTTTATTTTAGACTAAATAAATTATTAACAAATGAAGCTGAACCAACAAATTATGCAGTTACAAAGGCTGTATAATGAATAGAATAGAATATTTTGATTTTATTAATAATATTTTAGTTACGGAAAATGCACAAGCAATAAAAGAAGATGAATTACTTATTGATAGTAATTTAGATTCTTTTGGTTATGCAGTTTTATTTATTACTCTTGAAGCAGATTTAAATCTTAACTGCTTTGAGAAAGAATATCTAAACAGTATTGATTATAAAACCTTTACAATGAAAGATTTACTTGATAGGATAGAAAAAAATGTTTGTTAAAAATTACTTTTATATTACTGCTGATTTATTAATGCCAAATGGCTCTATGCTAATATCTGATAATTTGGATAAAAGAAATGATTTTATGAATGAAGTATTTTATAAACTTTATAAAGATGAAATAGATAAATTTAAAACAAGTAAAAAGACAGCATTATTATATATTGGTGGAGCAGGCGAACATCATAGTGTAAGTAGAAATTTTAATTTAACTCCAAAAGGTGTTATGCCTGTAAAATCACAACTTGGGTATATTGCTAGTAAAACAGCGAAGAGACTAGGAAATATCTCTTATCTATCAATAAATAGTAATGCGTGTGCATCTTCAATGTTTGCATTAAAAGAAGCCTATGAGTTGCTAGAAAACGAATTTGATGATGTAATTATTTATGGCGAAGAATGGGTTGAAGAAGTTGAACTATTTTTATTTAAACAGCATAATATAGATTTAGTTTGTAGTGATGGATTTTTTATTTTACACTTAACAAAAGAAGCTGCTAATACTTTTGCTCAAATTAGTAAACCATCTTGGATATGGAACAATGATAAATCGCCTTTTGAGGTTTCAAAAGAAGGCTATCTTAAAGCAATGGATAAATTTAAAACAGAAAAGTTTGATTTAATTAAAACACATGGCTCTGGAACACAACAAAATAATAAAGCAGAACTTGAAGCTATTGAAGATATTTTTCCAAATGTTAAAACACAAGAGTTTAAAAGTTATATTGGTCATTCACAAGGTGTTAGTACAGGTATAGAATTATGTATGTTAATGGATAGTTTTATGTGTAGTAAAAAAAATATACTAATAAATGCAAGCGGACTGGGGAACTTTTATGGAAGCTGTACAATCACTATATAAATGTAGAAAAATGCATAAGCTGGATTATCAAAGAGTATTTAGTTTTTTAAATCCTCATGTTGATAATCTAACTTTATTGAAAGATATTAGAGATCATATAAGACATGGCGATTGTTTTAAGCTACAAGATAGTGATGGATTAATTCTTGGAGTATTTTTAGCCAAAAGATTTAATACTCATTATTCATTAAGCTACTATTATCTAAGCGAAGAAGTAAGAAGAAAGCCTATTACACTTCAATTCTTTTTATTTTGTACAAAAAGATTAAATCCATTATTTAGTATATATGTTATGAAAAACAAAAACTATGAAACATATAGTAAATATTTTTCCCCAACAAATGATGAAAAGATATTAAAATTTTCGGGTTTAAGAGATTCAAGTCTTGATGATAAATTTATAGGAGTTTTAGAATGGGTGGAGTAGTTGATGCAATATCGTCTGCTGTAGATACTGTTGTAGATGTAGGTAAATCAGTTGTTAATACTGTTGTAGATGTAGGCGAGAAAGTAGTAGATACAGCTGTAAAAGCTGTAGAGCAAACTGTAGATGCAACAGTAAAATTAGCAGAGCAAGCCGTTGATGCAACTAAAAAGCTAGCAG